GGCGGGGCGAATGCGAATGGGTACCTCGTGGCGGCTCGGCTGGGGGTGGGGACGACGTCGCCTGGGTTAGCGGGAGCATTTTTTGGTGTTGCTGGATTTCCATCGACATCAGGAACATCACAGACCGGGGTATTGCGACTAGCTCAACCTGGAAACTCTGTCGTATTAGATTTCGGGATTAACAGTGGATCACCGTTTGGTGGATGGATACAAGGGACGTTATCGTCAAACTTAGCAAATTTTTACCCGGTTTTCCTAAACCCTCGCGGCGGGAACGTGACAGTGGGTGGCATCACCGATGGCAACTACCGTCTCGACGTCCAATCCTCCGGCTCCACCGGGGCCTTCCGCGTCTTCGACCAAACCGCCACCACCGGCAGCACCCTAGCCGTGATTCAGTCGGGGCAGGGGCAGAGCGGGAATTTGCTGAGTGTTAGGAATAATGCGGGGACGGAATTGGTAGGAGTCAGTGGTACTGGAGCTATTTCTAGCTCTGCGTTTATTTATTCTACTGGAGGTTCCGGCGCGAACAACGTAGGACTTAATTATCGCAGTGGAGGAGAAGTTAATTTATCATCTACCGGCAAGCTCGTATTTGCTCCAGGAGCAGATATCACTGCCGGTCCAGACCTCGGCCTATCCCGCAACGCCGCTGGAATCCTCGAAATCGACTCAGGGACTGCCGGTCAGTATCGGGATTTGATACTACGCAGGTCACAGCATTCTGGAGTGGCCGTGTCCGCTCTACCAGCCGCAGCTGCTGGCAACGCCGGGTCGATGCAGTATGTTACAGATGCAAATGCCACAACGATAAGTTCGGTCGTCGCTGGTGGTGGTGCCAACAAAGTGCTCGTCTGGTCTGACGGGGCAAACTGGAAGATCTTCGCAAACTAATGCCAAAGTTTGAGACACATCCCGTTTTCGGATACCGCAAGAAGGAGTGCGCAACTTGCAAAGGCCCAGCGTGCGCTGCGTCGAAGATGGCGGAGTGCGTGACTTGCTACAGGAAGGCTATTCGAGGTAGCGCTAATCCAGAGAATACCGTTAAGCCGTGTGTTGACTGCGGCAAAAAGTGCTACTCAAAGTATTCTAGGTGTATAAAGTGCCGCACTGCCTTTACTGCCAGCCAATACCCGAAGTGTTCAAGTTGCTCGGCAGTGATGACCAAGAAACACACTGAACAGACGCCAATATGCCACAAGTGCCGCATGTCTAAGCTGGAGTGGCATCCAAACTACAACTCATCCATCACACAGGAAGATAGAGATAATCCAGGTAACAATCGCCTGATGCAAAAAGGTTACCTAGAGTGGAGGGTTGCCGTGTTGGCGGCAAACAGGTCTACCTGTATTGCTTGCCTATCCAGGCAATCCAGGGAAAATAAATTGGACTGCCACCACGTAATGAATTACCGAGATCACCCGTCGCTTCGTGTTGATGTGAGCAACGGCGCTCCGATGTGCAAGCCATGCCACAAATGCTTCCACGCAAAATTCGGCATTCGTGGCAACAACCGAGAACAGTTCAATCTCTATATGGCTTTGAACTCCGTTGACGGAGTTGCGGCCTACTCTTTCTAAGGACACTAACATGGCAAAAATTCAAATCGAAGTAACAGACGACCTCGGCGTTAAAACCGTCGCCAAGATCACCGGAGTCCCCGCCTCGGCAGGGCTCGACTCCCTCACGCAGTTCCTCGCGACTCAAGTCGACGTGGTGGGCGAAGTCTCCGTACCGCGCTACACCGATGTCGCTGACCTCGTGAAGAAGCACGTCATCCGACTGCTCCGCGAAATCGCGCCGAAGTTCCCGTCGTCGCAGACGAAGGCGGATACCGAAGAGATCGCCGCGAAGATCGCCGCGCTCGAAGCCAAACGGGACGCGCTGTTCGCTGCGGCGCTGGCGGAGAAGTAGATGCTCATCACAGTAGACGGAACCGAAATCAACCTCGCCCCGGAGTACGACGAGTACCTGGAACTGATGTGCGCGGCTGTGGTGAAGCCAGGGGATCCGCCGATCGCGTCGAAAGCGGAGATGGTGAAGCGCGTATTGCTCGATAACTACGCGGCCAATATCCAGCAGCACGCGGCGGTGCGACCGAAGAAGGTAGCTGAGCGAATCAAAGCTATCGAGGCGCAGGCGGTCGCCACGTTTCAGGCTGCGGTGGATGGGGTGGTGGGGTAGATGCCTACGAGCGGCAGCACGGCATTTGAGCCAACCGTAGTGGAAATGCTACAGGAAGCCTACGAACGGGCAGGGCTTGAACTTCGTGGTGGATATGACGTTACCACTGGCCGCCGCTCGTTCAACCTCATGATGATTGAGGCGGCAAACCGGCAAATAAATATGTGGACGGAGGAGTCGGTGTCACTGACGCTTACGCCTAGCACTACCTCATATTCGCTCGCCGCTGATACGATCGACGTTATCGAAGGCACTATCCGCCTTAACGCTGGCAACACCACGACGCAGAACGATCTTGTCATCAGTAGAACAAGCATGTATGACTACATCGCCATCCCGAACAAGCTGGTGACTGGACAGCCGAATCAGTACGCGATTGAGCGTGGTGTATCCACTCCCACTATCTATTTCTACCCGACTCCTGATGGAGCTCAGACGTACACGTTTTTCTATCGGCGCTTACGGAGAATGCAAAACGCGGGTACTAGCGGGACAACTACCGCTGACACCAATTTTCGCTTCTATGACGCCTTTATTGCGGGCTTAGCTTACCGCATCGCCTGCAAGCGCAAGGAAGCCTTTGCGCTAATTCCTCAACTGAAAGCACAGTATGAAGAGGCTCTGCTATTGGCAGAGGAAGAAGACCGCGACCGCTCCTCTATCATGCTCGTGCCCTACGCAAACCAACGATACTAAAAGGAACACATGTCTCAATACACCACGTTGCAAGAAGCGAAGAAACAGGAAGCAAAGCTGAAGGTGCTGATGCCGACCTACGGACTCGTCGAGTTCCCTGGTCTCCAGGTGCCGTCGAAGGACGATGGCGAGACTCACGAGTATGGCATCGTCACTGATCCGCGCTTAGTCGTCGACGGCGAAGTGAAGCACGCTGGCGAGTACATGAACGCCGGTCTGGTCAAGCAGACGTTTGAGAACGCGCCGACTGCGACCGAAGCTGCCATCCGGCTGGTGTCGATGGGCAAGCCCGGTCTGAGCCGCGCTGATGCGATCGGCATTATCAACTCCATTCCTGCCGTGTCATCGGCCACCGAATCCGTGTTGATCGAGGCGTTCAAATGAGAAAAAGCTGGCGCACGACACTATCCGGTTTGATCTCTTCGGCTGCTGCGTTAGTCGTGGCGGTGCCTGATATCGTCAACTACAACCCTGCGGCGATGAAGGCGGCGGCGTTCGTGCTGGCTGGTGGACTCGCCACGATGGGAATCGTCAGCCGCGACAACAATAAGACGGACGAGCAGTCGGGGGCAGGGAAGAAGTAAATGGCATACGCGAGTGGATACGAGGCGTTAGCGATCTGTGATATTTGCGCTTTCAGTTGCAAATACACGGAACTGCGAGACTACGTATTCAATCAGGTCCCCAATGGCCTGCGCGTATGCCCTCAGTGCTTTGACAAAGACAATCTGCAATTGCAGGTTGGCAAGAACCCCAAAGAGGAAGCCATTGCACTGTTGAGGCCGCGACCGGACAGCGGTATTCCATTTTGCCGTGGATTTTTTGGATGGTTGCCGATTGTCAGCCTGCGAGTTCAGGTTACAATTGGTCAGGTAGTTGTTGAATAAAAAAGGAGAATGATATGAAGGGCCGCACTACGAACACTCAGAAACCGAATGGTCAGGCGAAGGCTGTGCCGAAGCCGATGAAAAAGGGCGGGATGGCGAAGAAGGGCTGCTAACGTAGGTGACCTACACGACTCTAGTTTCGCTGCTTCAGCAATATTTGGAGAACAGTGAAGACAGCTTTGTCTCCAATATTCCCGAGATCGTCCAGCAGTGCGAGGCTAGGATCTACAACGCCTGCCGCACGATTGACAGCCGAAAGACTGTCACCGATGTGGTTTCAACGAACACGATCATCCCGCCTGAAGATTTCATCGAACCGCTGTACCTAATGGTCAATGGGACGATGATGATGCAGCGGCAGAAGTCCTACCTGCGGACGGTGTGGGGCGATACGACCGGCACGCCGTCCGACTACTGCCTTGACTACACGACGCTTTACAGCGGTGCATCGACGATCTATATTGCCCCAGTGCCAACGACTGAGGTTTCGTATGAACTCAGCTACGCGGGAGCGCCGTACTCGATCGTGGATCAGGAAGTCACCTACGTCTCGCAGAATTTCCCAGAAGCGCTGCTGTACGGGTGCCTTGTCGAAGGGTATGCGTACAACAAGGGTGAGCAGGACATGATGGCGGTGTACCAGACCAGGTTTGATACCGCACTGGCGATGCTCATCAAGTCTGCTGAAAAACTGCAGCTTATGGATGAATATCGCAACCCGCCAGAGAGGATTCAGTAACCATGCCGTTCACAGGCTCGTATATCTGCACGTCGTTCTACACCGGACTGCTCAACGGGGTCTTTGACTTCAGCGCCGATACATTTAAGATGGCCCTGTATTCCGATACAGCCACGCTCACTGCAGCGACGACGGCGTACACCACGTCGGATGAGATTACCGGGACGAATTACACCGCAGGCGGCGCAGCCGTCACAGTCACTGTTACCACGCAGTCAACCAGCAACGGGACCGTGGTTATCGTCAACCCGGCAAGCGTGTCGTGGGCGGCGGCGACATTTACGGCGAGAGGTGCGATGATCTACGACGACACGGCGGCTGGCAATCCAGCTTGGATGATCCTGGATTTTGGGTCGAACAAGTCCTGTTCGGCGTCGACGTTTACCGTCACGGCCCCGGCTGCTACGGCAAATTCTGGATTGATGACTTGGGGGACAGTGCTCAATGCCGTCTAGCTACACTCAGAATAATGGCTTCGTTCTCCCAGCAGACGGTGAAAATCCGAATACCTGGGGCTCTCTTTGGAATGCCAGTGGGACGAGTCTGATTGACGAGGCTTTGGATGGCTCGGTTGCTGTCGCTCTCACCGGGACTACCTCTACGCTTGCTATCACTAGCGGCGCTTCATCCGATGGCCGGAATCGCAGCATTGTATTCAACGGCACGCTGGCTGCGAATCACACGGTAACGGTAACGCCGAACGATGCCGAAAAGTGGTACTTCATTACCAACAGCACTTCTGGCGGGTTCAGCGTCATCATCAAGCAGGGCAGTGGTAGCGGCTCGACTGTTACGGTCGCCAGCGGGTACACGAAGATAGTTAAGCTGGACGGCACTGGCACAAACGCCAATGTGGCCGAGGTGATGCCTAGTCCAACCTTTGGCGGGTCTATGGCTGTCGGTGGAACGCTGAGCGTAACTGGCGCTATCTCTGGATCCGCTGACTCCAGCTTCAATGGAGTTTCGGTTGGCCGTGGGGCAGCATCTGTGGCCACAAACACGGCGGTCGGATTTAATGCGTTGGTGTCCAATACAACTGGAACTGGAAACACCGCCATGGGGAGCTACGCCGGGTACCTGTTTACAGGCGGGTCGTTTAACACGGCCTTTGGCTTTTCGGCGGCATTCCAGACGACAGGGACATACAATACCGCGATTGGGTATACGGCTTTGTATGCGGCTTCAGGATGCAATGGGAACACTGCGGTGGGCAACATAGCCCTTAACCTGACGACCGGCAGCAACAACACGGCGGTCGGGAATACGGCTGGGTCAGCGATTACCACCGGGCAGAACAACGTCATACTTGGGTGCTATGACGGGACGGCTATCGCCACATCTTCAAACAACATTATCCTGGCTGACGGGTCTGGCAATATTCGGATGAGGGTCACATCGGCTGGCGACGTAGGCTTCGGCGTAGTGCCTACTCTCGGTCCTCTTCAGATGGCTTCTGGCGCTTACGTCACGGCTGGTGGCACATGGACAAATGCCTCCGATGTGGCGCTGAAGCAAGATTTCTCGGAAGTTTCTACCGAGGATATTCTGGAGTCAATCAGTCAGCTTGATGTGAACAAGTGGCAATACAAAGCTGAGCCTGGGGTAGAGCACATCGGGCCAACGGCTCAAGATTTCAAAGCGGCTTTTCAGGTCGGAGCAAATGATACCTCGATCTCAACTGTGGATGCGATTGGTGTTCTCTTCGCGGCAGTGAAGGAGCTTTGCAAGAGGGTGAAGGTTCTTTCGCAGTAAGAACGGATCATGCTTGGACCAACTAAAGGATAAATTTCCATCCATTTTCATCGCTGGGTCCGCTGTGATTCTGGCAATAAAATACATGCCGGTGGCATGGAAAGTGGTTAAACAGATGTACGCTTTGCTGAAGGGTTTAGAGGCCGTATCGGCTATACCGGAACAGGTCAATGCTTTAATGCGGGAGGTCAAGCCTAACGGTGGGTCATCCCTGCGAGATGCCATCGACCGGACATCAACCAAGGTGGATCAACTGAGCGTTGCGGTAGATGAATTGGCTGCTACGCATCAAGTCCGATGGCGTATGGCGTATGGGGAACCGAGTTGGCACTCCGACGAGAGCGGGCGATGCACAGCGGCGAATAATTTACTTTGCGATCTATTGGAGTATTCCGAACCTGAGTTCGTGGGCAACAACTGGAAGAACCTGATCCATCCAGATGACCAGCCGCATGTGTTCTCCGAGTGGAATCGGATCGTGGCTGAGGGGGCTACCTTTGGCCTGAACTCAAGGTACGTGACGAGAAGCGGAGAGGTGATTCCAGTCAGGATGAAGGCAGTTCCGATCATCGCTAGGGGTAGCGTAGTCGGATGGATAGGGACAGCAAATAAAATTTAATGCCATTGCAGAATCTACAGTTCCGCGCCGGTATAGTGGCTGATCTCACCGACTACTCTAACTCTGGCGGATGGTACTCCTGCGACAAGATTCGCTTTCGGCTCGGATACCCTGAAACAATCGGAGGCTGGAGCAAGTATTCCAGCACTCAGTTCGTCGGTTCTTGCCGCTGCCTCCACCAATGGACCACGCTTGACGGTATAAACTATACCGGAATTGGCACTGAATCCAAGTTGTACGTGGAGACTGGTGGGGCTTGCTTTGACATCACCCCTATCCGCCGAACTGTGACGCTTGGACTTAACCCGCTTGAGACGGAAGGCGCTGGGACTAACCGGATCATTGTCAGCGACACAGCCAACGGAGTTGTCGTCGGAGATTATGTAACATTTTCCGGCGCAACCGCGTTTGACAACTATACAACAGGGATGCTCAACGCTGAGCAGGTCGTGGCTGAGGTGATCAATGACGATTCTTACGTTATCGAAGTTTCCGGGGCGGTTTCTGCGGCAGGCGGCGTGAGTGGTGGCGGTGCAGCCGTGGTGGCAACATACCAAATTAACGTCGGTCCCAATACACAGGTGTTCGGTACTGGATGGGGAACTGGGACCTGGGGGCGCGGGACATGGGGATCACCCTCAACCTCTGGCGTTAGCACTGGACAACTTCGCATCTGGTCAATGGATAACTTTGGCGAAGACCTTGTGGCTTGCGTGCGTGGCGGCGGTATCTATTACTGGACGGCAAGCACGGGCACCGGCGTTCGGGCTATCGCTCTTTCTGATATGCCTGGGTCTAATCAGGCTCCGGTCATCGGCGCTGAAGTGTTCGTCTCTGATATAAACAGGGCGATTGTGGTGCTAGGAGCCAACGAGTATGGCTCGACAACGCAAGACCTGATGCTGATTAGATGGTGCTCATCCGAAGACGCGCTGGAGTGGGAGCCTACGCGAGAAACTACCGCTGGTGGTAGCAGGCTCTCTTCTGGGTCGCAGATCATTACCGGAATCCGCGCTAGAGAGGAAACGGTTATCTGGACCGACAAGACTCTCTTTACAATGCAGTTCGTCGGGCCACCCTACACATTTGGGTTCACCTTAATGGGTGAAAGCGTATCGATCGTAGGGCCTAACGCGGCGGCAGAGGCGCGGAACACGGTGTTTTGGATGGACATCAATGAGTTCAAGGTGTACACGGGCAGCGTGACGACTATGCCTTGTACCGTGCAGAACTACGTATTCAACGACATCAACCTTCAGCAGCGGTACAAAATCGTCTGCGGTACCAACGTCCGGTATAACGAGATATGGTGGTTGTACCCAAGCGCTAATTCGAGCGAGAACGATCGTTATGTGACGTTCAATTACATTGATGCCGTATGGGCTGTTGGGACGCTCGACAGAACATTTTGGTATGACACGTCATTCTCTGGCGGGTACCCGATCGCTACAAACGACGGATACATCTATATCCACGACTACGGGACAAACGCCGATGGCATAGCTATGGAGCCGTATATTGAGGGGTCAGACCTTACGGTAAATGAAGGCGAGCAGTATGCGTTTATCAAGCGGTTGATACCGGATATCAGCTTCACTGGAACAAACGATACAGCGACGGCTTCGTTTGAGTTGCTGAGACGCAATTTCCCAGGCCAAGACTTTTCAGTCGGTTATACCTCTGAGGTGATGCAGGATACGACAGAGAAGTTTGTCCGTGTGCGAGGTAGGCAGTTTGCATTGCGAGTGTCGTCCAGTTCGCAAAATATGGGGTGGCGGCTCGGCACGCAGAGGCTTGAGATCAGGCCGGATGGCGGGAAGTCATGAACCTAAAGGTTAAAGTCGCGGCTCTGCCTATTCCCCCAGGCGACTACAAGCGAGAAGATTTCAATCAGATCATTCGCAAGCTGAACCAATTGATAGATAATGTATTTAACCCAGGCGATTTGGTCGCCTCTTCGCTTCAATTCATCGACGTGGCGGAGAGTGGATATGGGTTGCCGGTAAATGGTGTTTACGTCGATGCAAGCGGATTCTTGAAAGTGGCCCGGTCGGAGGACGTGTTTATGCCGTCATTCCGAGTTCGGGTCAAAGTGAATAACGTAACCGTCTCATAGAGGTTCGCTTGTGTCCCTACATCATTTAGCCAAACGCCTTGAGAAGCAGGGGCGGAATGGCGATACCAAGCTCATGCACATTCAGCCAAACGAACTGAAGACGCTTGAGGCTGTTTTAGGAAAGACGACGGTGAACCCAAAGACCGGGTTGCCAGAGGCGTTCTCGTGGAAGACGCTATTGACTGGTCTTGGTATCGGCGTCGCAGGTGTCCTTACTGGTGGAGCGGCCTTGCCTATCCTTATGCCACTTGCCGGGGCCACGATGTTTGGATCGGCGTTTGTGCCAGGATCGAAGAAAAAGGCTACTGCGTCCGAGGCTGGCGAGCACTTGGATAAGCGCAACGAGCAGCGAGTGAAAGACCAGTATTCCTTTGCGCCGCCGACGACAACGCTGTCATCCATCTCTGATCAGGTTTACGACGCCACCAACCCGCGAATCGATCTTCTAGGCAGACAGCACAACTGGTATCAGCCGCCGATGCAGGTAAATAAGATGGGCCAAGGGTTCGCTCAAGGCGGTCAAATGACGGAATCCAAGGCTAAGGAAACTGTCCTCGCGATGCTCGCCAAAATGCAGCAGCAAGGCCAACCGATGGCGCATGGTCGTCGCGTTCAAGGCCCTGGAACTGGGCTGGATGATTCTATCCCTGCTCGGTTGTCAGTTGGCGAGTACGTGATCCCGGCTGACGTAGTGAGCATGATGGGCGACGGGTCCACTGAAGCAGGCGGCAAGAAACTGGACCAACTACTGACCATGGTTCGGATGCAAAAGACTGGCACAAAGAAGCAGGCGAAGCCGCTTCGGATGGGGGGCATGTAATGGCCGAAGTAGCATCGTCCGTAAATATCAACGATATTCCAGAGGAACTAAAAGGGTACCGAAAAGCGTTGCTGAACGCAGCGTTTGGGCAGGTGTTCCGCCCTGAGTATCTGCAAATGCAGATCCCTACAGCGCAATTCCCTGGAGCAGCGAACCAGAATCAGCCGATGCCAACGCAACCGCCAGCAGCCACGGCGCAGCCTGATACTCACCACCCCGGCAATCAGCAAAACATCAACAATTACCTCTCTCAAATCGCTGGCATGGGAGACATTGGTGACTCTGCCGATTCATTCGAGGAACTACTGTCGAATCGAGTACAGTATGCGAGTGGCGGGTTGGCGAAGGCGGCTGAGGCGATTGAAAAGATGCTTAGCGGCGGCGTCTTCCTGGGTGGCAGTGGAACCCCACTTGGCGCGTACACTGCGCCAATGACGGTCGACCCTGGCGTAAACCTTCCGATCAACATCTCGACCGGGACGAGACAGCCTCCCGCCCCAACTCCGCCGACAGTCACGCCACCTTCTACCGCTGGGCCTAATGGCGTCATCACTACCCCACCCACGGGCACTCTCCCGGTCGGGAACCCGAACCCTATGGTGACTCCGCCGCCAGTCGGTACGGGGATTGCGCCGCCCGCTCCTCCTCCAGTGACGGGAGGGCTCAATCCGAACCCAGGTGGCGTTCCTTCGCAGTTGATCCAGACTCCGCACGGCACCTCTCAGGCTCCTGCGATGTTCACTGCCGCCAAGCCAGCAAACTTTGCCGGGGCCGATCAAGCTGAAAAAGGTGGCTATAATCCGGCGCAGTATGCCGATGATTCCGTGGCACAGGATTTGGCGCGGCAGATGGGCGGTCACGTAGTCTACACGAACACGGTCGGTCCCGGTGCTCCACCTTCGCAGGCGATGATCGATGCCGGTGGGTCAAACATGCACAACGCCGGTTTGATCGCTGACATCAACAAGCGGTTCGCCGACGACGAAGGGATGCGGAAGTTCGCGCTCGATAATCTGCGGCAGGAGATTCGCTCCTACGGCGGCGATACGGGCGGATTCGCGCAAGGCGGCATCGTGAAGTACGCTGAGGGCGGGGCGGTGAATCCGTTTGCGGGGGCGCAACCGAAGCAGAACTGGAATCCGTTTACTCCGCAGCAAAACAAGAGCCAGATGCTAGACGATGGCGTTGGTGGCACACCCATGTACACACAGGACCAGTTATCGCCAACTGGGGCGCTTGGCATGAGTAATATCTCCGGCCCTGGCCCAACTCCTCCAGGGATGCAGGCTGGTGCGTTTAATCCTTATCAGGCGTATGGCGGCCAGCGCATCCTCGGCATGGGGAACCAAGGCCAAGTTGACAACAACGGCTTCTTGCAGGCCAGTGACTTGACCCGCAATGCCATCTCCGGGTATGGCAATATCCCGTCGTACTTCAACCAAAACGGGACAATTGCTGAAGGCCGTAACGCGCAAGGTGAAGCCACTACGCCTCTCGGTATCGCGGGTGACACCTTCCAGTCGGCTGGACAATTGGCTCTTGATGCCAGTATGCGCTCTGGTAACGCGAGCTACGAGTCTCCATTGCAGTCTACTTTTGGTACCACGCTGGGGCGTATCGCCGACAACCCGTCAATGTTCCAGGCTGGCGACATCTCGCTAGGGCAGCTTGAGGCTCCGCAACTTCAGTCCCCGCTGGGCGTAGGAACATCTCAACTCACCTCCTACCAGATGGCAGGCCCACAGCTTGTCGATACAAGCGCGTCTAATATCAGCCCTACTTATATTGGCGGGCAGTCGCTCAACCAATATCAGGCGCAGGGGCCTGGGAACGTAGATGGCGCTCAGTATCGGGCTTCGACTATCCGGCCTGGGCAAGTTTCCAATGTAAATGCTGGACAAATTGGCGCAGGTCGGTTTATCGATACTGGCGTGCGGGACGCTTACATGTCTCCGTACATGCAGTCGGTCGTCGATGTGCAGCGCGATCAGGCCAACCGCGACTTCCGGGAGTCTGCCGCCAATCGATCTGCTGCGGCGATCAAAGCAGGGGCTTTCGGTGGAAATCGTCAGGCTGTTGCTGACTCTCTAGCTGAACGAGATCGCGCCAATCTGTTAAATCAGATTCAGGCGACTGGCTCACAGGCGGCTTTTGAGAACGCGCAGCAGCAGTACGAGCGTGACCGTGGCGCTAGCATGGCTGGGCAGCAGTTCAACGTCAACTCTCGGATGCAGGCTGATCTTGCAAATCAGGGCGTCGGTATGAATATCGCGCAGTTGAACCAAGCCGCGCGGAACCAGGGTGGACAATTCAACGCTTCAAGCCGCAACCAAGCGGCACTCGCGAATCAGGGTGCTGGGCAGGCTACGACGCTAGCGAACTTGCAGGCGCTTCTTGGCACACAGCAGCTTGGCGCGACCCTTGGCCAGCAAGCGAATCTTGCTAACCAGGGGGCGTACATGGACGCCGCGACGAAGAATCAGGGAGTGAACCTACAGGCTCAGCTTGCCAACCAGGGCGCTCTCCAGCAGGCGAATCAGGCTAACCTTGGCGCTGCTCTCGGCGTGCAGGAGTTGGGCGCGAACCAGTACATGCAGTCTCAGCTTGCCAATCAGAATGCTGGCCTCACTGCGGGGCAGGCGAATCAGAACGCTGCTCTCCAGACGCAAGCGCTGGCTCGACAGAGCGGGCTCACGGCGGCACAAGCCAACCAGAACACGCGGCTATCGCAGAACACGACGCTTCTCGATGCACTTGCCAAGGCGGATCAGTTGCAGCAGCAAGCTGGACAGGGCAACTTCACAAACCGGCTGAACGCCATGGGGCAGCAGACTAATTCGGCTCTCGCGGCAAACACGATCGGCCAAAGCCGTGCGGATCTTGGTCGTCTCGCCCAGGCGCAGGAACTTCTCCGGTTACAGTCGATGGGTCAGGCTGGTGCGGGCATCGACACGAGAACGCAGGGGGCTCTGGATCTGGGGTATCAGGACTGGACGAACCAGCAGAACTACCCGTATCAGCAGATGAACTGGTTGCAGTCGATGCTGTCTGGAGTTCCGATGGGGTATAACCAAGAGGGCGTGCAGTTCCAGAAAACGAATCCGCTCTCGCAGATTGCTGGGCTTGGTACAGCGGCGCTCGGCGCATATCGAACGAGTCAGGGAGGGTAGGGAATGAATCTCATCCAGCAAGCCGATCAATTGAAGTCTCTTCCTGATCAGGCGCTCGCTCAAATGCAGCAGCGCCCGACTGATGTACCGCCGTATCTGATCGTCGCTGAGATGCAGCGGAGGGCTTCGATGAGAAAGGCGTTCCAAGGGGCGCAGGCTCAGGCGATGCCTCAGCAGCCTCCCGTGGCGCAGCAGTTGGCTCAACCTCAACAGCAGCCTATGCAGCAGCAGGCCCAGCCGCCGATGCAGATGGCTGGGGGTGGGTTAGCTAATCTGGCTGGCTACTTCTCTCAGATGCAGGGCGGTGGCGATGGTGGCAACGAGTTGGGCGTAGCTGACATGACTCCGTACTTCGCTGGCATGGCTGGTTCCTCTGGCCCATCCGAAGTGGATGAGTCTATGTTGGGGATGGGGTTGCCGGGTTACTCGTCAATGAACGACGCCTCTCATAACGCATTTAGGCAACAGATGAAAGTGCCGTTGAACAAGGCGCGAGGGGTTGCCGCTAACTTGAAAGAGTTGCGGGAATTGACTGGGGAATCCCCGTTAAAGGCAGTGGCTGACAAGTACGGGGCTGACGAAGAGAAGTATCGGAACAAGAAGATGGGCCTTGGCGAGATCCTGATGAACCTCGGGTTGTCCATGGCAGCATCTCGGCGTCCTGATTTCTTGGGGGCGCTGGGTGAAGGCGGCGTTGGCGCTCTTAGCGGGTGGCGGCAGGACAAAGACCGCAACGTGGCTCTTGCTAATCAAGCTGCTGGGAAGCGACTCCAGGCGATGGAAGGTATCCAGCGCCACAACGACCGCCTGCAAGACTACGCGATCGACGCTAACCGCACAGAGCAGTCTGGGTACAACGTCGACCGGCAGTACAACAACTCGATCGAGGCGATGCTTCAAAAGGAAGTGCTGACGGGTGATCGAGAGCGGTCGATGATGGACCGCCAGGCGGCATTGCAGGGGTCCATGGACGCAAGGGAGCGGGCCAAAGAGGACGCTCGTTATCAGCGAGAATTGGCACTGCAATTTCTGAAGCACGGGCAAGCGCTTGAAGTTGAAAAGGTTCGCTCCTCCAGGCCGCGTAAAGGCGGCGGCGGAGACTCCAGCAAAGAAATGGACAAGGGGCTGCGAAACCTAAATACCCTGTATGACGACCTTGCCAAAAGCGCAGACCACTACGAGGCGATGGCAGAGAAGATTCAGCCTTTAACGAATAAGCCAGATGACGTAGGGCGGCTGCGCCAGGCTGAACTACGGGCGCGAGCGGATGAGTTCCGGCAGCGAGCGCAATCGATCTTAGAGCAGCGAACTGCGGCTATGGAAGACTCGATCCCTGGCATGAGCAAGAAGCGCAAGGGGGGCAGTGATCTAGGGACCGGAGCGTTAGAGGGGCTGGGGAAGCTGGTTGATCTGAGAACTTTCGGGCGAGGAAGCGCAAGAACTCCAGACTACAACCCGAATGCAGCGACGTATACTTTGCCACCACCTCCGCCCAAACAGCCACCCAAGCAATTCGATGGCCGGATCGCTACTGGTAGTTGGGATCAGCAGCCCAGCGTTAGCTTCAGAGATAGCTTGCCGTGGAACCGCCGCTAAATGGAAAAGAAACTCTTCGTACCTGAACTCGGAGCGAATGTAGCTTACGACGACTCGTGGCCGTCTGACTATGTGCAGCAGATGGTTGCGCGGCTGATTCAGGAGAAGGGGGTCAAGGCTGCGCCACAGCCGAAGCCGGAGACGAACGCACTGGGCCACCTCTGGGAAGCGCAAAAAGGCGTGTGGTCCGGAGCGGCGCAAGGTATCGCGGCTGTCCCGTCAGGGCTTGGTGGCATCCTCGACAACCAGACCCTCAAGGATATTGGCGAGACGATTCGGAACAACCGACTCACTGAAAACTTCAAAGCGAACCCCGGCTACGAGGACAGTATCGCGCGTCAAGGCGGAGAGATTGCGGGCAACCTTGCCACAATGCTCGGCCCCGGTATGGCGGCGAATGCGCTCAAGGCCCCTGCGCTTCTGGCTCGCTTGGCTGGCCCCGCCATGGGTATGCTGCAAGGCTCGGCTGAGCAGGTGCAACGCGCTCAAGAGAACCGTGCTCAAGGCATGAACGTCACGCCGGAAGAGGAAACCTCAGCGGCTCGATGGGGCACTGCTCCGGGGCTATTGGAATTTCTGCCTGCGGAGAGACTGCTGGGTCGCCTTGCTCCCAAAGGGTTAAACATGGCACGCGAGGCGGCTGAGAGCGGGCTCCGCAAGCAGGCCAGCCGTGCGATTGGGACTGGGCTTATTGAAGCCCCGGTCGAGACGCTACAGAACTACCTTCAGAATCAAATTGAAGGGCGATACAACGAGCAGCAGGATCCATACGAGGGTACGGTAGAAAACTTTGTTGGTGGGTTCGGCGCTGGTGCTGTGCTTGAGGCTTTGGCTGGGGTGCGGGCGAGGCGTGTCGGTAAGGATGTCATGTCCCGCCGCGAGCGAGTACCCTCCCAGCCGGTAGCGCCGCTTACGGGTGTAGATTCCGTGGCTGTTCGGAGCGGGGAAGGGGGTGATCCTCTGATTGAACTTCTGGCAGGGATGACGCCCGAACAGCCGACTAGGCCGATGGTGGATATGCCGCGCGGGTACAACGTACCCAAGAAGGAAGTAGCAACTCCGCCCACGCCTAAGCTGAACGCCAAGCAGCAAGCTGAACTCGATGCGCAGGCGTACAACGAGCGGATGCAGCAGTTGATCCCTGACACGCCGATGCCGGTCGAGATGGACGCACTGCCAATGGAGGACTACGGGCAAAAGGCAAAGCAGGCGGAGGTTCCGCCGCCGTCAGTCAACCTCGACGACATAGCCGCTACGCAGCAGGCTGAGATCGACGCCAAGCCGCAGCCAGTGCAGCCCGAGACGCCGTTGTACAGCAAGACAGCCACGTACCCTGACGTTAAACTCACCGACGAAGGCACGATCGCCGAACCGTCGAAGCTGGCCATGGACCAGCCGGGTGCGCCGAGATTCAGCATCGAGTCCCCAACAAAACAGGAGTGGCTAGACGAGACGTTTGTAGATAAGAAATTCTCAAAAGCCGGTAGCGTAGTTGATGGTAGGGCGGTCAGACCTGACACGCCAAATATGGGGTCGATCGACGCCACCTTTGACGACTATGAGGTATTGCCTGGGGTTCGCGAGATTCCGCTGTCTGAGTTTGAAGCGCCGCCAAGTGTTAACAAGCGGACGAAAGGTTTGGCTGAAGAGATTTCAAACTCGAAAGAGATCAACCCACTCATCGTTGCTATTGACGACCAAGGCCCGTACATCCTTGAGGGCGCTCATCGGTATGATGCCCTTAAAATAATGGGGGCGAAGTCATTCCCAGCGGTTGTCGTTGTTGACAAAACTGCACCGTCTCGTTACTCGATAGCTGGGAAAAGCCCAACCACCCCCACCCCCACCACCTACACCGTCAACGGACTCCGCCAAGAGATCGAAGCTGGAACTAAGCCGCAGATCGCGCTCGACGTTTTCGCAGAGATGAAAGCGCTTGGCGTTGACGACTTACTCTCGACTAGGTTGATCGATAATATACCCAACGCCCAAGGTTCCTACGCCGATCGCGTAGTGCAACTCGCGCTCAACGGCAAGTCGAAAGCCGACCTACTGAGAACGTTGAATCACGAATCGGTCCATGGCATGAAGCAGATGGGTCTGTTCAACGACGCTGAGTGGAAGATCCTCAACAAGTCCTTCAATCCGAACACGTCCCTCACGCCGCAAGAAAAAGAGCAATACATGAAGCTCTACAGCGGCAATACGGAGATGGTCAACGAGGAAGCCGTTGCACGCGGCATCGAGAAGTACGCTGCTGGCCAAATCAACGGGACGCCTGAAGCCGTGTCGATCGTCGGCAAAGTACTTGGCACTGTCGACCGCCTGGGCAACGTGCTACGCGGCAAAGGCTTCCAGAACACGAATGATGTACTTCAGTCCTTCCGAACTGGCGATATCGGTAGCCGCCCTGCTAATCTGCCACCTCCTCCGCCAGCCCCACGAACGCTCAAAGAATACGAGAAAACAGCATATGGCACTTCTAAGATCCCAAATGGGCAAACAAATCAGCCGGTCTTTCAGTCGCAAGAAAACGTCAACGCCAACACAGTCAACGGGCGTTCGACCGAACTCGGCGATTACCTCACCGAAGATCAAGCCCCCGAAGCTGCCGGGGAAGTAGAGCGGAAGTCGGTCATCCCGCAACTCCCCGTAGAGGGTGGCACCGTATTCGCCAAACCAGACGAGCGCAGCCGTCTTCAGAAGACCAAGGACGCCTTCATCCGCGAGGATAAGCTGGGCGGTATTGGCCTGAAGCTACGGCAGAATATTCTGGATATGTGGGCTGGCGTGGCTGAACTTGGCTACAAGGCTGGAGATACCACGGCTCGCAGCGGGTCAGAAGCGGCAGTGCGCAACGCGGACGCCTCGATCGACATGGCGGCGGCTGGGCTGACGAACGGCGCGGTAAAGCTGATTGGCACTCCCGGCAACGGGTACTTCAAAGCCAGCGGTGACTCTAAGAACGCTCCGGCTGTGGTGTTCAAGGAAGCCTACGAGAACAAGAAACTAGATCAACTGTTCCACTACCTCGCGGCATCACGTGGCGAGAAGCTGCTGAACGAAGGCCGCGAGAAGAAGATTACTCCGCAGCAGATCGCTGCATGGACGGCATACGGCAGGGATCCACAGATTGCCGATTACGCCAAGCGGTGGAAGGCGTTCAACGATGAGATGGTGGACACCTGGAAGGCATCCGGATACCTCGACGCAGAGACGGCGGCGAAGTTCAAGAAGGATCTGTACCTGCCGTTTTACCGCGTGGCCGATGACGGCGAGGCGAACTTCCCGTCTTCCGGGTCGACGATGGCGAGTACGCCGCGTATTGAGCGGTTAAAGGGAAGCGAACTGGAGATCGCCGACCCTACCGACAATATCGTCCGCAACGTAAACATGATCACTTCAATGGCCATGAAGAACGTGGCTATGCAGCGGGTGGCTCGCGATGGCTTGAAGACTGGGTACATCAAGCAGGTACCAAAGCCTGTCCCCGGCAAACCGAACATGAAAGTCTGGGTGGACGGCAAGGAGAAGCACTTTGAGGTTCTGGATCCGATCCTCTACGCCTCCATCACCAGCAGCCGCCTGCCATCGAGTACGGCGCTAAAGGTAGCAGCTTTCCCGTCGAATGCGTTGAGGTTCATGGTGACACATGATCCAGTATTCATGATCAACAACCCCGTGCGCGACTCCACTATGGCTTGGTTGCAGGGCTATACGGACTTCCCGATGCAGCAGATTCTCCAGTCGGCTGCGGCGGCTATCAAGAATCGCCCGTCCTTTCAATCGCTGGAGAAACTGGGGATTGTAGGTGGGGGCATTCGCGGTGAGGGTGGCGCTGCCAGCACGGGATCCAACCTGCGCTCACTATACGCTGGCGACACCGGCTTAAAGGGATACAAAAACAAGCTGGATAAATTCTCCAACAAGTCGGAAGGCTTGACTCGCGACACCGTGTACCGCGCCGTGATGGAGCGGACTGGTGGCGATGAGGCGCAGGCGCAGTATGAGGCGAGAGAACTGCTCAACTTCGGTCGGCGTGGGAATAATAAAGCTGTGCAATTGGTCAACGCTCTCATCCCCTTCCAGAACGCCGCATGGCAGGGTGCTGACGTGCTGTACCGCGCGGGGGTCAAAGGGCGTGGCGCGAACCCGCAAATGCAGAAGCAGTTGGGTACGAGAATGGCCACGATGGCGGCTCTGTCTGCGCTGTATTCAGTCGCTGCGAGCCAAATGCCAGCGTGGCAAAACGCTACCGACGAGGAGCGTGATGCCAACTGGTTTATCCCGATGACGAACGGGGAAGCGTTCAAGGTCAAGATCCCGTTTGAGGCAGGGTATATCGCTAAGGTGGTGCCGGAGCGGCTGGTCGCCATGTACATGGGGCACGATACTGGTAGAGAGTTCTTGGGCGCATTCGACAGGTTCCTGAAATCTACCATTAAAATGGACGTAGTTCCGCAGGCGATTAAACCCTACAAGGAGGTAGCTAGCAATTTCAGCGACTTCCGGGGCAAGGCAATCGAACCGGAGTACATGCGTGACCGAGAGAAGTCGCAGCGGTTTGATGAGAACACCTCGGAACTAGCGAAGAAGATTGGCGAGCATACCGACCAGTTATCCCCACTTCAGATTGACCATCTACTGCGCGGTTACGGCGGCGCTCTAGGAATCTACGGGACGCAACTCTTGAGCCTCCTCGCCAATCCAGACAAAGCCGCCGCTTCGCTCTCGATGGACGAGAAGATGCCGCACGACCTTCCTGTATTCGGGCGCTTCTTCCAGCGCGAAGATTCCGGCAAAGAACTCGCCACGTACTACGAGACGACCGACAAAGGCGTACAGGCGAAGAACGCGCTAAAGGCTGGGCTGGAACCGACCGACGAGCGCGTTAATTTAGCGCAGTACGAGAAAGCACAGTCGCCGATTTACAAGCGCATCCAGGCGATCAACAAGCAAGAGAAATTGCTTCGCGAGGCGATGAATACGGGAGCTATGGACCCAGGTGACGCCAGGGCGATGCTGCGGGATTATCGGGAGGCGAAGTTGGAGTTGGCGCGGCAGGCGAACGAACTTTCGCGGGGCTTGCGGTAACTCCGTAACCATGGTACTGTGGGGCATGGGAAAGCCACACCGCGTCAATCTATCGCTCGATGAAAAAACATACGATCAACTCCGGCAGTCAGCCTTCGACCGCCGTATGCAGCCAACCGCCCTTGCCGCTGCGATTGTGCAGCAGTGGCTGGAGCAGGATGAGGTGGATAAGCCATGACCACCGCTTTATATTCCAGGGTCAGCACCTCAGACCAACACGTCGAAATGCAGACCGAAGACCTTCAACTGCACTGCGCCGCCCGCCGATGGATAAACCTGAAAGAATACTCGGATATCGGGGTGTCTGGATCCAAGCGAGAGCGCCCCGCGCTTGATCGCCTGATGGCAGACATCAAGGTTGGCCGCGTCGATCGTGTGGTGGTGTGGCGATTTGACCGGCTCGCCCGCAATACCATGCACCTCCTTGAGATGATCGAGGTATTCCGCGCCTACAACGTCGAGTTTGTATCGATCAAAGAAAACTTAGACACCAGTGTCCCGCTTGGGAAAGCGGTGATGGTTATCCTCGGGGCGATAGCCGAGATGGAAAAAGAGACGCTTCGCACTCGCGTCAAAGCCGGAATAGAAAACGCCAAGAAGAAAGGCGTGAAGTTCGGTCGTCCGCGCAAAGTCTTTGACCGCAAGATTGCTGAGGAGATGCAGGCGGCTGGCGTGTCAACGCACGCTATCGCGAAAGCGTTGAACGTATCGCAAGCTGTCGTGTGGAGAGAGTTAAAGAGGGCTTAAATACAGTATGATAGCCGTAGATGGTACGACTAGCTGCTGTATTCTTTCTCTCGATTTGCGCTGTCTTTGGTCAATACGGCATCGCCCGTAAAGTGATCACTGGGTCAGGTGCTCCACCGACAACTGATTGCGATGCCGCTAATGAAGTCGGTAACGTCTATGCCAGAACAAACGGGGCCGCTGCTTACGCTACGTTCTACGTGTGCGGGAATACAGCGGCTTCGACGTATACCTGGGAACTATACGGCGCTGGCGGATCTGGTGGAAGTGGAACCGTAGCATCCGGCCTTATCGGTAACCTCGGCTACTATTCATCGAACGGCACCGTAATAAACCCTCTCGTTATCGGCAGCGGCATACTGACATGGCTTGGTACACCATCCAGCGCGAATTTAGCCGCCGCCGTGACAGGAGAGACTGGCAGTGGTGCCTTGGTGTTCGGCACATCTCCTACGCTTGTCACTCCAGCACTTGGCACGCCATCTTCTGGCACCTTAACGAACACCACTGGGCTTCCTCTGGCGACAGGGGTGACAGGCAACCTACCAGTCACCAACTTGAACAGCGGGTCGTCGGCGTCAGGTACGACGTACTGGAGGGGCGATGGGACGTGGGCAACTCCCCCTGGGTCGTCGTACACCGCTGGCAGTGGCATCACGCTCCCCGGTAACGCCATCACCGCCGACACCACCGTAATGTCCACTCGTGCAAACACGCAGAGCGGCGCTGACAATACCTGTACGGACGCTGGCGGCGATGACACCTACGCTTGCACGCTGGCCTATGCCCTGCCGTCCTACACGACGGGCATGTGCCTTAGCCTCATC